AAAAGAAAAAGATAAACAAATTGCTCAACTAGAAAGGGAATTAAATGCACTAAAACTCCAACTTAAAGAAGATAAGGAGACAATATCACAGTTATGTAAACAGATTTCTTATTTATTTCTTAAACAAAAAGAAAATGCCTAGACAATATCCATACTGAGACTTAAAATTCTACTACTGAATACATGTAAACAAACAAAAATCTCTCTGAAACATACCTTGTAGCTATACTACATTTGTTCGAAGACTGCGAAAAGGAATGAATCTTCATGATGCTATCTATAGACCTAGAGTAGAATCTCAAGTAAGAAAGAAGAAAACAACTACTTCAGTAGAAGCTAACATCAGAAGAAGAGAAAAGCTGAATGATGAGAATGTAATGATATTAGACTTTGATGAGATAGAGAAGCTGGAGAACTTAAATCCACCAAAAATAAAAATACCTAAACCTAAAAAGAATTTACTACAAAGATTCATCTGATGGATAAAAAAGAAGTAGATAAGCTAGTCAGTAGACTTAACAAGCTATCTGATAACCCAACTAAAAATCTAAACAAAATGAAAGAACTAGCTCATGTTTTAGTTACTTACTATAATTGAAATGACAAAAGAAAGAATCCTACAAATGATTGAAAAACTACTCAAGATTTATGAGGAGTATGACACTGAAGTAGAAGAGAATAATCTAGTAGAATGTATCTGAGAAGATGAGAATGGTAATTGAATTTATAAATTCAAATAAATCCAATGCTGACTAACCAAAGAAGACAATATTTCAAAAGATGAAGACTATATGAAAAGGAGTCATTTTTTGGTACAGTAATCTGCTATGAAATAGAGAACTTAGTAAAAATAGAGAGATACTTTAGACCAGATGAAAGGAACTCACTTAACAATCTAATCCTAGATTTATATTTCGATTATGAATGGACTGGAGAGCCTTTAACTGCTAGACAGATTTCTATTATTTACTGAGTAGACCACACTACTGTAGATCGTATTCTAGCTAATGCTAAAAATAACATCAAAAATGCTATGGAAAAGTCATGATTAAAAAAATCCACCATTTCTGAAAATTTGAGTATATTCATATAGCTACGATAAGTAGTGTAGTTCTTCTTCATTGTTTAGTCTATTGGAATTGGAGAGATCAGATTTCTCTCCTTTTCTGTAAGAAGAAAAATCCACCACTTTATAATTTTTGATTATAATGCACCTCGTTTATATAGAGACTATTACATCATGAAAGAAGAACTAAATGAAAAACAAAAGATGTTCTGTCTGGAATACTTAAAGACATTCAATGCAACTGCAAGCTACAAGAAAGTCTACTGATGAACTGATAATACTGCAAGAGTAAATTCAAGTAGATTACTAGCAAATGCTAACATTCAAGAGTTCTTATGAAGTAAAGTAGAAAAGAAGATAGAGAAATTCGATGTATGAGTAGATTATGTATTAGACAATTTACATCAGATAGTAGAAATCTGAATGTGAAGACAGCCTGTAAATCTCAACTGACAAGAAAAAGAAGTTATGGATTTGAAGAATGTAAACTCTGCATTAGAGAAGCTCTGAAAGTATCATAAAATGTATACTGAAAAAATAGAGCAAGAATGAAATTTAAGTATTAACATTGTATCTTATAAGACATGACAGAACTAACAATCCCTTATCATTTCATCCCTAGAGATTATCAGCTTCCTATATTCGAAGCTATAGATAATTGAGTAAGGAGAATAATAATGGTTTGGCATCGTAGAGCATGAAAAGATAAAGCCTGCTTCAATATCATAGTTAAAAAAGCTATGGAAGATGTCTGAATCTACTACTATGTATTCCCTACTTATTCTCAGTGAAAGAAAGCTGCTTGGGACTGAATAGATAAAGACTGATGGAAGACAATAAATCATATTCCATCACAGATCATTAAAAGAAAGAATGATACAGAAATGAAAGTGGAGTTAATCAACTGAAGCATAATTCAGATTATATGATCTGATAATGTAGACTCCATTGTCTGAACTAATCCTATCGGTATTGTGTTCTCTGAGTATTCATTACAATCTCCTGCTGTTTGGGATTTCCTTAGACCTATATTAGCAGAGAATGGATGATGGGCAATATTCAACTTTACTCCTAGATGAGATAATCATGCTAAAGAGTTATTAGATATGGCTAAAGAGAATAAAGATTGGATGGTATCAATTCAGACAGTAGATGATACAAAAGCGATAAGTAAGGAAGTATTAGAATCTGAAAGGCAAGAAATCATTATGAAGAATGGTAGCGATGCTATCTTCCAACAAGAGTATTACTGTAGCTTTGATGCATGAATAAATTGAAGCTTCTATGCAGAAATACTAACTCAATTAGAGAATGCTGGAAGAAGAACAACTCTTCCATACGATTCAGCTTTAGATGTGTTTACTGTTTGGGACTTAGGAATAAATGACTCTACTGCTATTCGATTCTGGCAGAGAATCTGAAAGGAAATCAGAGTTATAGATCATTATGAGAATAGCTGAGAATGACTATCTCACTATGTAGCTATTCTAAAGGAGAAGCCTTACAGATATTGAACTATGCGACTTCCTCATGATGCTCAAGCTAGAAGCTTACAGACATGAAAGACAGTAGAAGAGAAAATGTATGAATACTGATTTACAGACATTCAAATAGTTCCTAAGCTTTCAGTATTAGACTGAATAAACAGTGTAAGAGCTATCCTACCTTATTGTTGGTTTGATAAAGAGAAGACTGAACGATGATGGAAATGTCTGAAGAACTATCACAAAGAATTAGATGAGAAAAGACAGACATTCAAATGACCAGAACATGATTGGAGTTCTCACTCTTCAGATGCATTTAGGTATCTAGCAGTAGTAAATGAACTCTATGACTGAACAAGTCAGAAATGAAAAATTATAGATTCACGATCTTAATTTACTTAACATATAAGAGATGGTAAACAACAGCACAACAGCAAAAATGGTGCAGAAGATTAAAGGATGGACTTATCAAGAAATCCAGACTAAAGTAGCTCAAGAATATGATGCATGAGCAGAAATTGCTTTGAGAAAAAGACCTCTATTACAAGAGTATCTAAGAGCTTATAATGTAGACTGAGACAAATTAAAAGACTGAGAGACAGTAAAATCTAAAAGCCTGTACACTTACAGGAATCTTTTTATTTCTTCACTTTACAAGAATAAGCCTTTAGTGAGATTCCAATGAAGAAAAAGATGAGATGCAGAATATGCTAAAACTTGGAATCACTTATTGGAGTTTGATTATGAGGAATTGGATGAAGATACAATCTCTTATAAGAAAATAGAGGATGAAGTAGACTATGGAATCTATTTAGCAGTAGATGAATGATGGGATAAGGTTACTCAATCTCCTAAAAAGAGACTTTACTCTCCATTATGTTGGATTCCAGATCCTTACTTCGATGTAGTTAAATGATTCAACTTTCATGGATTTGAATTAGAGCTAACAGAATGAGAATTATCAGACTTATATAAAAATACTGATTTGATGCTCACAGATGCAGAGCTAAAGAAATTAAAAGAAACTCTGAAGAATGATTATGATGCTAAGCTTAATGCATGGGCAGATGGATATTGAATAGATGGGATATATCCTAGTGTGAAATCTCCACTCAAATGCTATTCAGTATATAGACACTTTACTAAATTCAATGGTAGATGGTATCTTACTGAATGGGCAAATGACAGAACATTACTAATCAGATGTGAAGAGATAGAAGCTGTAAGGAGTGAAGAGAAAAAAGATCCAACAACTATTCCATGTCCTGTAGTACACAGCTGGCTATTACCTAAGAAATGAGATCCATACTGATTATGTGTATGAGATTTAGCTAAAGATAATCAAGATTCAGAAGAAAGTATTATGAATCTCTTAATAGATAAGGTGCATGAAGAAACATTTAGCTGAATTACTGTGTATAATTCTGATGTAGTAGACTGAAAAGAATTAGCACATAGAAAACTCTGAAAGAGAAAATATGTGCCAGCTAAATGAAACTTAGAGAATAGAAAAGTAATAGAGAATATTCAGACTCAGACATCATGAACTGGAGATGGATATAATCTAAAGAATATGATAGACCAAAAAGCTACAAAAGAAATCTGATTCGATGAACAGAGTATATGAGTATATGCAAGAACTATTACAGCAACTCAGAGTCAATTACTCCAAGCTAATCAGAATGTAAGATTATCTACTATATTCAAGGTATTCCTACGATGAGAGAAAAGATATTGGGATGTATTATGGTATAGAAGCTATCAGAAGAACTTTAAGATGTCTAATGAGAAGAATATCGTACTAAATAGCTGACTATGAAATGTAACATATACTATCATGTGAAAAGACTTGGATACAAAAAGAGACTTACACATGGTATTGGTAACAGAGATAGACAGAAGAGAACAAGAAGAACAAAATAAGAGTGCATTTATGGCAGCTTATCAGCCTTTAATGGAACAAGCTAACGAGTTCTGAAAGATACAGCTTACAAGAGACTTTGCTAAAGTTATGTGAATGGATGATGAATTAGTAAATTCAATATACGATTACCCTCAAGAATATGATAAAGCAATGCTAGACTTAGAGTTATTGAATAATAACGAGGATGTAGGAGAAATCACAGATATGGCAGAAAATCATAAGATATATATTCAGGTTTATCAGCAAGCATTAGATACAAAAGCAAAAGCTAAAGCAATAATGAGAAGAAAACAAGCTCTTATTGTGAGCTGACAAGCTAATCAGAATGCTATGATGCAGTGAATGACACCTCAGAACAACTGAAGCACTAACCAGCTAATAAGTAATTACATATCACAAGAGAATCAAGCTAATAACCAACCAACAGCTTTATGACCTACAGCATGAAATGACATACCAACAACTGAATAAGAATGATGAGTGAATAATAAAAGACTGATTAAATTCAGACTTTCGAAGACTTATCAATGGCTATCTACAGGATAGAAAAGAAGAACTACAGACTGGCATCTTATCGCCTATAAATGAAGATAAGAGTAAGTCCATCTTTAACAGAAGAGATATGGAACTGAAAGAACTGGAAGATATTGATGACTTCCTACAGATACCCAACTATCTCTTAACAAGGATCAGTAATCAAACTGATATATCGGTGGAGGATGACCACTAATCAACATCTTTTTATTTGGTAAACTAAACAATCATGGCGAAAATCGTTTATGATGATTGA